TAATTTTGCAGCAATGAATAAACAAGATGGTACTAGAGATGCATTTTGCAGTAGATTTGATAACGGAGCATTAGTTGAATTTGATTTTGATGCATATCATGTAAGGCTAATTGCAAAGCTAATTGGATATGAATTACCAAAAGGCTCTATACATACATATTTTGGTAAATTTTATTTTGGTAGCAATTCATTAACTGCAGAACAATATGAACAAAGCAAACAAATAACATTTAGATTGTTATATGGTCATATAGAAAAAGAGTTTTTAAAGATTCCATTTTTTCAAGAAGTAAATGATTTTGTTTATTCGTTATGGAGTAAATGGAAAACGAATGGATATATAAAAACTCCAATACTAAAGCGACAACTAAGCAAAGACTCTTTGTCTGATATGAATCAAAATAAATTATTTAATTATTATTTACAGGCTTTAGAAACAGAATTTACTGCAAATAGATTATATCAATTATCAGGCTTATTAGAAAAATATAAAACATGTATCACATTATATACATATGATTCTGTGTTATTTGATGTTCCAATTCATGAAGCTAAAGAAATATTACCGCAAATTAAATTACAATTAGAAGAGGATAATTTCCCTGTTAAATGTAAAGTAGGCAATATTTATAGTAAAATGAATGATATCAAGTTATGATAGATAAAATTATTAATGAATGGACATATCAATTGGATGCTGGTTACCCCACAAAGGAATCAGATTATGAAGTACTTCGTTCTGTGTTACAAGAAACTGATATGCTTTCTGAACAAGAGATTAGTAGAACAATTCAACAAGCTAAAGGATTATACGAGCAAGAACCAGAACCACAAGTAGGATCAATTGAATCAGTATTAACTACTCAACTAAAATTACCAGCAGATATAATACAACAAATACTTAGTATATATAATGGGTTATCTCCAGAAGAACAAACATCATTTAATAAAAATTTTAGAACTCATACTATAGAATCATTTGCTAGCAATGGCTGGGAAGCATTTAAAAAATTCTTTTTAGTAAATGTTGGAGGAGCTCGTGGAGGTATGGGTAATGGTGAAATTTCAGTGTTGCTAGGAGTTAAAGATTCTGAGCCAGGTGGTACAAGTAAACATGATATTGTTATGCCCAATGGAGAATGGGAAGTTAAAGAATTAAAATCAGGTAAGTTTGATCCAGCAAAAGCAGGATTAGCTACCAAATTTGAATTAACAACAAAAATAAAAGACTTTTATAAAGATATAGTAAACACCGTTTCAAATATTGGAGATCCATATGAATCTTTAAAACATTTAGTTGATAAAGAATCTGCAGAAGATTTAAAAAAATTAATTAGAATATTTGAAACAAGATTTGAAGAATCAATTGATCCAGATAAATTAGCTTCATTTGAGTGGAAAAAATCTGCAATGTATAATTGGTATGAAGGATTTAAAGAATTACATACTATATTTTATAAAACAAATTTAGATACAGATGTTAAGGATACAAGATTAACCGTTAATACAGCAGGAAATAAAAAATCATACTGGATATCAGATGATGATGCAGACCAAATAGAATTATCGTCTGGTGAAGAAACTAAAGCAGCAATTGATATAGGAGATCCTGTTGATAATATTAACACAAATGTAGTTATATGGTTTAATCGATTAGAAAGACATGAATTTATAAAAAATCCACAAAATTTTCTATTTGATTTAAATAAAGTTAAAAATGATTTTTTTGCTGGAATATTAGGATTAATTTATTATAATTATAGAGATCCAAAACCAAATATTGGATTACCAACAAATTTTGCAATTGACGTAGTGTCTCAAGGAAGATATAGATTTGTACAAAAAAATATACCATCATCTGCAGGGTATGATTATTTACAAGGGCAAGGATAAAAATTGAGGACGCAACTATTGTGCACATTTGCACATAAAACAAATTTAGATATTGTTACAGAATATATTAAACAAAACTTCGAAATTCCAGAAAAGCGAATTTTTATTTTTGCAAATCATTCTAAGCGTAATGAATTGTATTGCACATTTAATGCTGAAGATAACGGTCATAGAGGTAAGAATACAATTTCTATACACAGAAAAAAAGAAACTAACACATTATATACAGTCAATGCATTAAATGAAGTTATCAAAGACTTAAATAATGGCATATTAGATAAAACAATGATTCTTCCATGGCAAGCATTTGAAAATTCATTTATATTATTAGACGATCCAGGATATAAACGAATAGATTTAGTATTTGTGCAAAGAATTAATTTTTAACTATATTTATATAAAAAGAATAATATCATGATCAAATTAAAAAAATTATTAAAAGAAACATATGCGTGGGAAAAGCGTAATGAAAATGGATCTTTACCTACATTAGAAGATGTTCAAAAAGAATATAACAAGAAAAAAACCCAAGAAGTGGTAACTGGTCAAGAAGAAGAAAAATTAAAAGATATAGAAGTAGCACTTAAAGGTGCTTCAAAAATGCATAAAGATCAAGCTAATAAAATTGGTGATATAGTAAAAGAAGTCTTAAAAGACAAAGACGGAAACGTTCGTACGGATTTGAAATATGGAGATAATAAAAATTATCAACCAAGAATTGAATTAAAGAATACTAAAATGAGAGGCGGCGCTTCACTTACAGTAACAGTTAGTATAGACGGAAGTAAACCATTCGATATAGATTTTAATGATTTTGAAGAAATAGATGATCATGGATATGAAAAAGCAATTTGGCTTATGGGATCAGATGCAGGTGGAAATGATTGGGGAATGGAAGGATCGATGGCATTTCATGGAGAAATAGAAGATTTTGATATTGACACATTAGAAAAAGACGAAGCTGGATCAAAAAATTAAGGAATACATGATTAAATTAAAAACATTACTATCTGAAAAGTTTTTAGGCTTTGGTATTGGTCAAGGCAAACCAATTAAAGAACAATCATTATACAAAACCATGGCTGACATGTATAAAGCTTTAAAGTCCGGACAAGTTGATGCTGCAGGAATGGCTGAAATATTAAAAAGATCAGATGCTCCAGTTGTATCAATCGACTCTTCTGGAATAGGTCTAGGAAATGATTCAGAAGCAGCTATTCAAAGCGTATTTGCTGCAATCAAAGATATTAACACATTAAATAAAATATTTCAAATATTAAAAAGATCAGTAGAAGATTATGTTGATGATGTCGGCGATGAACTTTATGATAAAAATTTCCATGGAGGAGCAAATGTTCCTACAGTAAGACAATCATTACAAAGACTTGGATACCAAATTAAACAATAAAAAAATTAAACAATTACACAAATAACTTTGAATTAACGAATTAATTACTTATAATATAATTAATAAATAAAACAAATAATAACAATTAAACAATTAAAGGAAAAAACAATGAGTTTAGATTTAAACGCTATTAGAGCGAAACTTAACCAATTAAACACGACTAACGACAGAAAAAATAATTATTTCAGACCAGAACCTGGTAAGCAAAGAGTAAGAATAGTCCCTTACGTCCACCGCAAAGAAAACCCTTTTTTAGAAATGTATTTTCATTATGATATTGCAAAGCGTAGTATGCTTTCGCCTATCACATTTGGTAATGCAGATCCAGTAGTAGAGTTTGCTGAAAAATTAAAGAAAACTGGAGATAAAGACGATTGGTTAATGGGTAGAAAAATTGAGCCTAAAATGAGAACATATGTTCCTGTTATAGTAAGAGGAAAAGAATCAGAAGGCGTTAAATTTTGGGGATTCGGAAAAACAATTTATTCTGAATTATTATCTATTATAGCAGATCCAGATTATGGAGATATTACCGACTTAATGAATGGTAGAGACATTGATGTTGAATTTACCCCATCAGAAGGGCCTGGTCAATATCCAAAGACTGCTATTAGAGTTAAACCTAATACAGCTCCAGCTACTGAAGATAAAGCAATTGCAAAATCAATATTGGATCAACCAAAGATAACAGATTTATTTCCAGAGCCAACATATGATGAGTTACAAAAAGCACTAGAAGATTGGATGAATCCAGAAAGTGCAGACTCAGATACATCATCTTCACCAGCAGCAGATTCAAAGCCGGTTGAAACAAAGTCAAAAGAAAATGCTACTAAGAAAACTGACGTAGCAGAAGCATTTGACGATTTATTCAATAATTAAGAAAGTTATATATGGGAAAGAAGAAGAGTGAACTGGAAGATTCGTTAGCATCGGCTTTAGCAGATAGTATTAATAAGCAATTTAAAGGACAAAATTATAAGTCGGCATTTTTTCTAGATGGCGATGATGATGCTCCTACAAATGTTAATGAATGGATATCTTCTGGATGTTCGATGTTAGATCTAGCAATTTCAAATCGCCCTGCAGGAGGGTTTCCTGTTGGTAGAATTACCGAAATAACAGGACTTGAAGCTTCTGGTAAATCATTACTAGCAGCTCATACCTTAGCAGAGACACAAAAAAGAGGCGGATTATCAGTATATATTGATACAGAATCAGCTAGTAGTGCAGAATTTTTAACAGCAATTGGCGTAGATTTAAAAACTATGTTATATGTTCCATTAGAAACAATAGAAGAAATATTCGAAACTATTGAAACTATTGTTGAAAATGTTAGAAAGTCTGACAAAGATAGATTAGTAACTATAGTAGTAGACTCAGTAATGGGGGCATCTACTAAAATAGAAATGGCTATGGAATATGATAAAGATGGATATGCAACATCTAAATCTATTATATTAAGTAAAGCTATGAGAAAAGTTACTAATTGGATAGCTAGAGAAAGAATATGCTTAATCTTTACTAATCAGTTAAGAACTAAATTAGGCGTATCTTTTGGAGATCCATGGACAACAGCAGGTGGTAAAGCTCTACCATTTCATTCATCAGTTAGACTTCGTTTAAAAAATACTGGAATGATTAAAGCTAGAGTAAATGGAACAGATCAGGTAGTTGGAAATAAAACCAATGTACATGTTGTGAAAAATAGAATGGGACCTCCTAATAGAAAAATTGATTATGAAATATATTATGATAGTGGAATTGACAACTATGGTGGTTGGTTAAATATCATGAAGAATTTTAAATTAGTTTCTCAATCAGGAGCTTGGTATTCATTAGACGATGTCGACCCTGATACTGGAGAAGTTTTAGATACTGTTAAATTTCAAAGTAAAGATTTCATGGAAAAGGTAATACAAAACACCAAAATGAAAGATAGACTGTATAATAGAATATGTGAAGCATACATATTTAAATACAGAGCCGGAATTGATGGCGGTATAGACGATGTAATAGTTGATGAAGAAGTTATAAACGAAGAAGGATAATGAATAAATATCAAGAATTATTTAAGCAACTTCAAAAAGAAAAAGAAAGTATTAATCAGAGTCCTGATGATCATATTATGATTTTTGATGGACTCAATACTTTTATTAGATCATTTTCAGCAACTCCTTCAACTAATGAAGATGGTGATCATATAGGAGGTATTACAGGATTTTTATATAGCATTGGAAAATGTGTTAGAGATTTTAAGCCTTCCAGATGTATTATCGTATTTGATGGAGTTGGTGGATCTAAACGAAGAAAAAAGATTTATAAAGATTATAAAGGTAATCGTGTTAATAAAACAAGATTACGAAGGCATGATCATCATATGCCTAGTATTGAGCATGAGCAAGAAGCTATGAGACATCAATTTAGCAGATTAGTTTCATATCTAGATGCATTACCAGTTACATTTTTATCAATGGATGGTATTGAAGCAGATGATACAATTGCGTATATTACAGAAATGTATGAAGCTAAAAGTAAAAAAATAACAATCGTATCAACAGATAGAGATTTTTATCAATTAATTAATAATAAAATTCAAATTTGGTCTCCTATTAAAAAGAAACTATATAATACTGAAAAATTAATAGAGGAGTTTCAGGTACACCCTAAAAACTATGTATTATATAGAGCATTTACAGGAGATAAGTCAGACAATATTCCTGGTGTAATGGGAATTGGTCCAAAGACATTATTGAAACATATTCCTAATTTAAATAATGAACGTGAATATGAATTAAGTGATTTATGGGAAGTATGTAATAAAAATATAGACGACTCAAAAACATATAAAAAGATATTAGATAATGAAAATATAATATCTGACAACTGGCGACTAATGAATCTAAAACTATTAGATATTCCAGCTCAAACAAAAAGTAATATTAGAAAAATTATGGAATCACCAACTTCAGAATTAGATAAAATTGAATTTAGAAGACTCTTCATGGAAGACAAAATGTGGGCTGTAATGAAGAATCTACCAGACTGGTTAAATAATACCTGGTTATCATTAAGTGCATTTGCACAAAAAACAAAATAATTGGATTTACTAATTATTTTCTATATAATAATATATGACAGATAAGTTAAGTGAGTATGGATGGACATTTCAAGTTAAAGTTTTGGCAGCTATGTTTGTGGACAGAACGTTTCT